ATTCCCGTACTCCATACGATAGTAAGCATCAACCTGATGGCGTGGAAGAAAAGGGTAATCGGTATGCCGCAAGGCTAGGGGGCAGCTCCCGAATAATCCGATCGGCTGGTCGTATCGTCAGGCCGAGGGGCATCCAGCAATGGAGCATGACGAACCTGCTTGCAGGGGTAAAGTACCTAACCCTCTCTACTCTCTCTGGGGTAGGGGGGTCTTTGGGTAAAAGTAATAAATCTTTATAAGGTAGAGCTATGTACCTGCTTAACCCAAACAAGAACAAAAGCTCAGCCCATCTCTGGCTGAACAACGATACTGTGTGCAAGATGTACTCAACAGGCGGCATGCGCAAGAAACGGCAGCAATTAAGCCCAACGCACTTAGGCAAGCCGATCTGCACAATGTGCATTGCAAACAACAAAAAACTAATTCATCCTCTAACCGTAGACGCTGAGTATGAGAAGGATATTGCAGAGTTCAATATCGCCCTACCATTGTGACCAAGGTTAAAGTACACTAGGTTATCGAATAGCTGAGGGCTGAAAACATGTCTGAGCCAAGACCTAAACGCAAGACTGGTAACCCCATGGGTAGGCCATCAAAGTACACCGACGCCATTGCAGAGACTATCTGTGCAAGGCTAAGTAACGGTGAGTCCTTAGCTCAAATCTGTAGAGAGGACGAGTACCCAAGCCAGCAGACGGTGTACTCATGGTTATTTAGCCACGCTGACTTTCTTGAGAAATACACGAAGGCACGAGAGGAGCAGGCCGACACAAACGCCGATCAGATCCTCAAAATAGCTGATGAGGAGCCACCTTCATACACCGATGAGAAGGGGCGCACCACATTAGATATGACGTACCTCGCATGGCAAAAGCAACGCATTGACGCACGCAAGTGGACTGCAATGAAGTTGCGGCCTAAGAAGTATGGCGAGCGCTTAGCGCATGAGGGTGTTGAGGGAGGGGCGCCTATCACGACGTCTGACATCTCGACCACCAGACTGGCTGAGGTAATTAAGAACCTCGAGCTCAAGACTCGTGCTGGCTGAGCTGCTCGACGACGATCTACTGAGGGACTACGAGCGCCTGCCAGACTACGATCGTATTGCTATCGTGTCGCACCTAGCTTGGATAGGCGCCGCCCACAAGCATCAGGTTCCGCCACCGCTAGAATCAGACTGGACAGTGTGGATGCTACTAGCAGGCCGTGGGGCTGGTAAAACACGCTGCGCAGCCGAGGCACTGTGGTGGTGGGCGTGGATACATCCCGAGAGTCGATCGCTCGTCCTAGCGCCTACCAGCAACGATTTGAAGCATACCTGCATCGAGGGGGCGTCGGGCTTACTGGCTTGCATACCGAAAGATCTGGTGAAAGACTATAACAAGCAAGACCATCAGATCACGCTGGTCAACGGCTCGACGATCCGAGGTATCTCGGGTGACTCGTATGAGCGGCTGCGTGGCCCACAGTTTCACTTCTGCTGGGCCGACGAGCTTGCTGCAATGCAATACCTCGGCGCTGGCGAGGCGTGGGACATGATGATGATGGGTTTGCGTCTGGGTGACAAGCCTCGGGTGATTGTGACCACCACGCCACGCCCCAAGGATCTGATCCTCGAGCTGGTGGGCAGAGAGGGCGACGACGTGATTATTGACCGCGCCTCGACCTACGACAATATAAAGAACCTCGCCTCAACCTTCAGCAATCAGCTCGAGCAGTACAAGGGGAGTAAGCTCTACGAGCAAGAGGTGCTCGGTCAACTGGTGGATCTGGAAGACGGCAAGGTGGTGAGTCGTGACATGTTCAAGCTCTACCCCTCTGAGAAACCCTTTCCCGAGTTCGAGTTCATTGTGCAGAGCTATGACTGCGCCTTCAGTGAGAAGACGTACAACGATCCCACCGCTATGACGACGTGGGGCGTGTTCAAGCCTCAAGACGGCCCGATGTCGGTGCTGCTGATAGATTGCTGGGCTGAGCACCTGACCTTCCCTGACCTCAAGCCCAAGGTGATCGAGGAGTTCAAGGTGAGCTACGGCGAGGGCAAGACGGCTAAGCGGCCTGACCTGATCCTAGTGGAGGACAAGGCCGCAGGCATCAGCTTGATTCAGGAGCTGCAGAGGGCGCACCTGCCTGTGCGGAGTTGGAACCCGGGCAAAGCGGATAAGATGCAGCGCCTGCAGATCACCGCCTCCATCTTCGCCACCGGACGAGTCTGGCTACCCGAGAGCAGCGTGCGCAAGGGCTACGTCCGAGACTGGGCTGAGGGGTTCCTGAGCCAGATCTGCAGCTTTCCCGACTCAACGCATGACGACTATGTGGATAGCACCACGCAGGCCATCCGACTGTTGAAAGACATGGGGTTCTTGCAGATCGACCCCGAGCCACGTTATGATGACGATGACGACTACGCTGACATCAAACCCAAGCGTGTTAACCCCTACTCGGCGTGACCTATGGCTAAGCGTAAAAAGAACAAGCTAGAAGATGCGTATCAAGTTGAGCGCATGCAAGTAGGTGGGGTCAAGAGGCTATTCGGTGCCGCACACTCTGGGGACAAAGCGTTGCCGCTGATTCTGCCTCGAGCTAACCTGTCGGACAAGTACATTGAAGACTCGGCGGTCAGGTTTGCCAGACAGTTAATGGGTGAGCACGTCACGGACGGCACTAACCTTAAAAATTTGGCAGGCCGCACCGCCACGGAGGTAGAACGTCTGAAGGGGGTTGACTACAAGCTGGAGCCGTGGGGTCAGGTGGCGCCTGAGGCCACATATACGCCAAAGGCTGGGGAGGTGAGGATTGCGATACCGGGTGACCAAACCGTCTCGAATCAAACCCTTGTCAATCTGAACGGCATGCCCATGCACTCCGAGCAACAGGGCGGTAGCCGCTACGGTTTAGGACAGATGCACGACCCAGACCCCGATAAGTGGGAGGCATGGAAGTCTGGACAGACGCAGGCCAGAAACCTGCAGGCCAAGATCGATCGACTTGCTGGTCAGTACGGCACCAATGACATTATTGGTTCGCATTTTGCAATGGGGCCAGTTGCAAATAACTATGCCATGCATTTGGCGGACGCTAACTTGCAGGCCATTGACTGGAGCAAGATTAACTTCAACGAGCTGAAGAAGTTCGAGAAGTTGATTGCGTATGGTGACAAAAGCCCCAAGGGTGGCAGGTACCCAGACTGGGCAGGCCTGACTGACTACGACGCTGCTATGGACTTGATGCGCACTAACACGCATGCACGCAAGTGGTTCAACAGCCGCATGAAGACGCCTTCCGACACTAGCCCTGTTGGCCTGCCAAACGGACTGGACGTGCAATGGGCAGTGACTGAGCCACGCTTACGCAACATGGAAATCAATACGACTGGTCTGATGAATTATCAGATGCAGCCTTACCGAGCGGTAGATAAGCTGGGGTTCAACCACAACACTTACACTGATACGCTGTATGGCAAAGCCAAAGGCGCCCAAGAGGTGCTGACGCCATTTGAGATTGCCTTCCCAGACGCTGCTCAACACGTTGCATCGACCCAGCAACCGTCTCACTTCACAGGCACGATCGGCAAAATCTATCCGCACCAAGTGATTGACGACCAGTACATCAATCAGTACATGAAGTTCATTGATCGGGTCAAAGGGTTGACCAAGAAAGACGGTGGCGCCATCAACGCCCCAGCCGCCAGCATGGACGGTGAGCAGTTTATGCTTGCTGCTGCCAAGGCAGGCATGCCCACCGACATCGGTAGCCTGAACAAGATCGTCGACCTCGTAAACAAGGGGCTATCAATCGATGAGGCCATCGAGGCGCTGACTAACCCCATGCATAAACGTGACGGCGGACAGGTCGAGCACATGCAACACGGCGGCATCATGCCAAGGGCTGGAATCTACTACCCCACCTCAAACGACGAACGCAACCAAGCTGCAGGCCTGCCAGCCGACTTTTACCGCAAGGGTATGACCGATGTAGCCTCGCATGGTTACCACGCTGGTGTAGACGTTCCTGCGGGTGATGCAAGGTTGACTGCTGACCTGATGGGTAGCCGCTACGTCTCGCCACAGATGAACAAGGATTCAATCAACGCACTGCGTCTGGGTGCCGAGTTTTCTGTGGGTGATGGCAGGCTCAGAGCTGAGTTAATGAAAGGGCTGGCACCCAACGTGCCTACTAACGTCGGCCTGCGTTATAGCCGTCCCTTTGCTGAAGGTGGATCTGTTGAGCATATGCAAGCAGGGGGGCTCAAGAAAGGGCTGGGAGTATTAGAAGACGTAGCCAATAGTTTATTAAAACCTAAGCCTGCACTGTCGCCGTATCAACTAGCAAACCAAAAGGCGCCCTTGTTTGGTCAGTCTGCCGACCCTTACGCTAGATCACTGCAACAGGGATTTGAGCATGGCTGGAACCATGGCACGACTGGAGACATAACTTCGTTTGACCGTGCGCTGTTGGGTGAAACCACTGGCGCCAATAGCGCAAAGAAAGGGTTCTTTTTTGCTCGTGATCCGCAGAACCCACCCGAAAGTTTGAAATACAAAACAACTGACCCAGACAGCATTGAAATGCTTAGGAAGGCTGGCGTGGATGTTGATAAGTTCAACAAGGTGTCGTTTGAAGGCCACGGCGCCGACACCGCATCTGACTACTCAAGAATGGGCGGCGACCGCGAGTACAAGGAGGCAATGCGCAATGCGAACGCCGCCGAGGCTCGCAGGGACTGGCCTGAGCAGGAACGCTGGATGCAGATAGCTGAAGACCATGAGATATCGAGGATGAACCGCGACCAAGGTCTTGTGGCGAAACATAATGACGCCAGAGACGTAATGCTTGAAAAAATTCGAGATTCTTTTTACGGCACGATGGCTGGCAAAAGCCAAAACGAGCTATCGGCGTTCAACCGACAGTACGAGAAGATGTTCCCAGAAAATTGGTGGAACAGCCCATTCTCTGGTCAAGTTGATGACATCAAGCGCAAAGTGGTCAGCCATTTGGGTGAAGAAAATGCTGCGCCAGTGCTGGACGCCATCAAACAATGGCAATCAGTAGGCGCCGATAGGATTATTGCGGAGAACCTGCAGTCTGGCTCAAACGTGATCCCAGCGGCATTGCGGTATAAAAACCCTCTTGTCCATGATTTTCAGGGGAGTACATTTCGTGATCAAACCTACTCAGATTTGGTTGATCAGGCGTTAAAAAAGAACCACGATGCTTTGATATTAAAAAACACATATGATCCCGGCGCTGGCACCTCAAAGCTTATTGATGTTGGCGTTGTGTTTGATCCAAAAAACATTCGGTCAAAGTTTGCAGCGTTTGATCCCGAGCACATTGATTCAGCGGATATAAGTAAAGCTGACGGTGGCAGGGTTGAGCACATGCAGGCTGGTGGCATGAAGAAGGCTGGTAGCTTATTCCTCTCAGAGCTAGACAATGCTATCGCTGGAGTCGGCACGGCTGGTAGAACGCCAATTGTTCCTGCGCCCAACCGTTGGTTCTTAAACCCTGATAAGCATCCGCATCAGCAAGGCATGGTTGAGCGAGTGCTCGAGCGCACTGGACGCCCCCGAGAGTCATTCACCTCAGGCGCCTTCATCGACCCACGCACTGGCGAGGTGCTCGACTCCAAGATCCTTGAAGACGTTGGCGTGGTGATCGACCCACGCACCAACAGGCCAGCCATGTCTGCAGGTAAAGAGGCTGGAATTGAGCAACTAGAGAAAGAGCTAGGTCTGATTACCGAGTCAAACCTTGTGCGTAACAATATATTCAGACGCACTGGTGGCGACCCAATGCTGGATGACTTAGCATTCCTCGCCACGGTTGAGCGTTCGGGCATGGGGCACAAGTATGGTCTGTCGACCGAGTACGGTAGTCCTGTGCTGCTAAACAACAAAATGACAAAAGCCCAACCATCTCTCAGACCGAAGAGCCGTGGCGACGTGTTTGGTATGGGCGACGTGGTGGGGCAGATCGAGATCAAGAAGGGCATGCCGCACGACGTGTACGAGAAGTTGTTTGTAGCGCCCGAGGGGATGGACGTGCCCGGCGTCCGCCTGCATAAAGCCGATGGTGGTCAAGTGCAACACATGCAGGCTGGTGGCCTCAAGACCCTGATGGGTGAGGTTCTCAACCGAGGTGGCTCCTACGCAGCACGCAGGCTAGAGCGTGCGGCGGATGAGATCCCTAACCTTGAGAAGCTATTCCAAGAGCAGGCTTTACAGCGTGCCTTCCTTGGAGACAATGCTCGAGCGCTGATGACGATTAAGCCATCAAACTTTGAAAATTATGCAGCCCCAATTGGCGACTTACTTCCAGCGAGCTCTAGCAACATTGTTGACCTGATCGGGATAAAAAACCAAGGTGGCTATAAAGACGTGCCCTTTCTTGAGGTCAACAAAAAACTTCAGGGATCAAAAGGACTGCCCTTTATATCAGGGCACGAGGGGCGCCATCGAAACAGGGCTATGGATCAATCGGGTGAACAGGCAAGCCTAGTGCAATTCCTGCCTCGGTCTGAATTGCGTGAGCCGTTTGAACGCCGTTACCAAGACCAGTATATTAATGCGTTGAGGCAAGAGATGGCATTGACAAGAAACAAAGTCATGCCAGAAAAATACTATGAGTCCGTAAAAGATCCATCTGGTCGCATTGTTGAGACACGAGACATGCAGCGCCCAGTAATTGATTTGCCTGACCTATACGCCGAGGGTGGTGTTGCGCATAAGCAGGTCGGTGGCGTCATGGGGATGATTGAGAAAATCATGGCACAGAAGGCCGCTAACACCGCCGCCAAGGCGCCTAAGGCGCTGACCCCATTAGAGCGACAGTATGCACTCGAGCAATTTAAGGCAGGCAGTGCAGACCCACGTCAGTTCTACCACGGCAGTCGCCACTATTATTTGGATGACGCCACCAGCAGGGCAGTCATTGCGCCTGACGAGGGCATTAAAAACTTGCAGACCCCCTCGCAATTAAAAAATTGGAATTATCAAAACAACGCTGATGCCGTATTCCTAACACCAGAGTCGTCGTTTTCTAATGCATTTGCTGGCGACATAAAGGATGCTCAAGCAAGGCCAGCGGTCTATCCTGTCCACGCTCAAGTCAAGAACCCCTTCGACATTCATAACCAAGACCATGCCAAAGCATTAATTGATGCTTATAGGCGCATGCATATTGCACCTGATGACGTTGAAAAGCTTGGCAGGTTTGAAAAGGATGTGGCGTTTGCGCAGCGTGACCCTGCAAATTGGGCAACCCTTGAAAACAATCGGGTTCAGGATGCAATCAAGAGCTTAGGCCACGATTCCTTTTATGTGACTGAGAACGGCATCAAGAACCTTGGCGTGTATAACCCCAACTTGATCAAGTCGTCTCTGGGAAACCGAGGCACCTTTGACATCAATGAGGCGGATATGGGCAAGGCCGATGGTGGCGCTGTACACATGCAGATGGGTGGCATGCAGCCAGAGCCTGCAGGTGGCAGTGCTCGGCAAGAGACGTTTGCAGCGCAGCATATGGAAGAGGGCGGCGACATCATGCGCTCATTATTTGACCACGCACTAGACAACGGCGACATCCACGAGATGACACACGCCATGCTAGTCAAACAACACGAGGCTGAACATGGCTGATTCTACGGAAAATATTCTTGACTATGACCCAAGACGCCCTTTTCAGGGATTCTCTCGTGATCCTGATGTGTTTGGTGATCTATCAATCAAACCATTCAGTGAATCTTATTCGCATCGAGGACTAAGTCCATCATTGCAAGTCGAGGCATTGCAGAATAGAGCGCCTGAGTCTAAACAGTATGGTCGGTCAATCTTTGATATGCTGCCTGAAAGCCTGTCAAAAGAAATCCAAAGTTATAACAGGCGTACACCTGTTGACTTGGTTGCCAACGCCTTAGCGCAAAGCTTTGGATTCCCTGCTGACCTTGTTTCTTATATTAATGATGCAAAACCGCAGTCTCGTGCCGATATATCGCCCTACAAAGGCTTAAACCAAGACGAGTACCCTGCGGGTTCAATGCGTGAGTTCCGCCCCCCTGCGCCTGTCTCAGCAGATCCTAACCGCATCACGCCTAGACGATCAAGCTACCAGCCCAACGAGTCTGACGATATTGCCAGACGACAGGCAGAGCAAGGCATAATGCCTACAGGACGTCTGCCTAGTGAGTCAGCACCTCTCACGACTGAGCATCTCAAAGAATTGTTAAAAAATTACGGCGTCACCAGCGATAACGAACTGCCCGTAGCTCAATTCATTTCTGACTTTCTTGTCCCCATGGGCGGCACTGCAGGTATGCGAGCTGGCGCCCGTAAAATCAACGAGATTGTGCCGAATATGCGCAGGGCATCTACACCAGTCACGGCAACGCTTGAGGGCGTGGCGCCAGATCTAGGACAACGTGGCGATGATTTTTTTAAACAATACATTACCAACCGATTGATTGGTGGCAGAGGTTCTGTTATTGATACCCGTAACTTCGCAGGACAGCCATCAACTATTCACCATGGTTATGGGGCATGGAAGAATGAAACAAATCCTTTGGTTGCCGTGGATGTCCCCAATATCCCAGACATTTCTGCTAACCCTGAATTTATCAAAGCGATGAACCAAACAGGTTCCAGTCTAAATCAAGAGGGAATGGCGGCTCACCGTTTCTTAGAGCACCCAATCAATACCATGGGGGATGCCAGCTCAATGTTAATCAAACCACACTTTGGTGATTTAACTAGAGAACAATTCTTGAAACTAAATGAATTGTTTACCAATAGTGGTTTGGCATTGACGCATAACCCCAAATTAGGTGGAGCTGTTGCATTTCCTTTTGATGAGGTAAATGCAGCTACTCGAGGCAATACCACAGACATGTTTAAAAAAGCCATAACCAAAGCGGATCAAGTATTGGGCGGCAACGCATCAACAAAATTTGGCAAGTCTGACTATGCTAAAGATCGATTTTATGCAGAAACGCCTTACTCAGGTTATACCCCCGACCAAGACGTTTCCGACATGAGGGATTATTTAAAGAGGATGGAAGATACTAAGTTTCCAAAGTAAAAACGATATGACCACAATGGCAATAATAATTTTGTCGCCCAGTTCCAAGTCTTTTAACTGCTTGTCCATTGCATCAAGAGTTTGTTGGCTAGGCAATTGTAAAAAGTTTAACCGTCGAGCATGATGCAACGCTTTTTCTTCGGTATCAAAGGTTCCCATGCACTGGTTATTTTTTGATGAATTAACGACATGCCAAATGTTTTCTGTAAAGGGTGGATAGACCGCATGATTGCGAACACTGTAGGGGCGCAAAATTTCAGTTCCCGCCAATTGCGGAGGGTAATCGTTACTATATCTTCTGATGGGTGCGTCGTTCATTCTCTTTCTCCAAATGTAATTTGCACATCTTATTGTAATTAAATATTAAACAATGTCAAGTGAGATCAACTATGCCTGAAATGCCAGTAGACCCAGAATACGGGCGATTTATTGAGGGGATGCAAGCCACCCCAGAAGGCGGCATGATTGTTGACCTGCCTGATGAAGAGGCCGAAATTGAAGAGCTGCCTGACGGTTCCGCTATTGTGCGGATGGAAGACTCGTTTCGTGGCCCAGCCGACGAAGAGGACTTCTACGAGAACCTTGCTGAGACGATGAATCTGTACGACCTTGAGAAGATTGGCTCACGCTATCTGGATCTGATCGACAAGGATCGGCAAGACCGAGAGAAGCGAGACAAACAATACGCTGAAGGATTGCGACGCACAGGTCTAGGGGATGATGCACCGGGCGGGGCTAACTTCATGGGCGCCAGCCGAGTCGTGCACCCCGTCATGGCTGAGGCCTGCGTCGACTTCGCCTCTCGTGCCATTAAAGAGCTATTCCCCCCCGACGGCCCAGCCCGTACCAAGATCATTGGCGAGGTGACAGAAGAGAAGACCGCCACCGCCGAGCGCAAGCGCGACTACATCAACTGGCAACTGACCGAGCAGATCGAAGAGTATAAAGACGAGACCGAGCAACTGCTGACGCAGCTACCGCTGGGTGGCTCACAGTTTATGAAGATGTACTGGGACGACAAGAAGCGCCGTCCTTGTGCTGAGTTCGTCGCCATTGATAACGTATTGTTACCCTTTGCTGCTGCTAACTTCTATACCGCTCAGCGAGTGACCGAGGTGCACGACATCAGCGAGTGGGAATTCAAAGCTCGTATTACTCGTGGCCTGTACCGCAACATCGATTACCTACGAGCTACCTCTGAGCCTGAGCAAACCAAGTCAGAGCAGGCCAACGAGAAGATCGAGGGCAAGACCTACCAAGACAACGAAGACGGCCTGCGTCGGGTGTATCACATTTACACATGGCTCGAGCTTGAAGACGACTCATATGCTGACGGCGAGTCTGCCCCCTACATCCTAATGGTCGACGAGCTAGAGAACAAGGTGCTTGGCTGCTACCGCAACTGGGAGTTTGGCGACGACACCATGACCAAGCTGGACTGGTTGATTGAATTCAAGTTCATCCCATGGCGAGGTGCTTATGCGATTGGTCTTCCTCATCTTATTGGTGGGTTGTCTGCTGCTCTTACTGGTGCCCTTCGTGCTCTTCTGGATACTGCTCACATCAACAACTCAGCCACCATGCTGAAACTGAAAGGCGCCCGAGTCAGTGGGCAAACTGCAGAGATTGAGGTGACGCAGGTAACGGAGATTGAGAGCGCACCGGGCGTCGATGACATCCGCAAAATCGCCATGCCCATGCCTTTCAACCCACCTAGTCAGGTTCTATTCAACCTGATGGGCTACTTGGACAGCGCAGCAAAAGGCGTCGTTACTACCGCTGAAGAGAAGATTGCTGACATTAATTCAAATATGCCCGTGGGCACCACGCAAGCACTGATTGAACAGGGTGCTGTAGTGTTCTCTGCTATCCATGCACGCTTGCACGAGTCACAACGTCGAGTCCTGCAGGTGCTAGGCCGCATCAATCGTTGGTATTTGGACGACCAACGCAAGGGCGACATTGTTGCGGATCTAGAGATCAAAAAAGAAGACTTCCGTCGCAACTCGGACGTAATTCCGGTATCTGATCCCCACATCTTTTCGGAGACTCAGCGCACCACGCAAATGCAATCCGTCTTGCAATTGGCGCAAACCTTCCCTGAACAGTTTGATCGTCGTGCTGTGGTCGCTCGAGTAATGAAGCAATTGAAGATTTCCAATGCCAACGAGCTGATACCAAACGCTGCTAAACCTGAAGAGATGAACGCCGCAGACGAGAACGCAGCCATGGCGCTTGGCAGGATGGCCTACGCCTACCCACGTCAGGATCAATTAGCGCACATCCAGACGCATTTGGCCTTTGCGGTAGACCCACACTTAGGCGCCAACCCTGCAATCGCTCCTGTGTACACTCCGCAAGTCCTAGAGCATATCAAGCAACACATGATGCTCTGGTATCAAGGCCGCATGAATGGTTACGTCACGCATGGCACGGATATCGATCTGACCAAGTACGAAGAGAGCAAAGTGGCTCATAAGATTGACGAGGCCATGGCGGTGGCATCCGAGCACATGCAATTGGATACCCAGCAAGTATTTGTGAAGGTCATGCCAATCCTCGCCCAATTGCAGCAACAGATGATGGTGATGCGTCAGCAAATGATGCAGATGCAGACGCCACCAGATGCTGAGTCGCAAGCTATTCTGCAGGCCTCAATGGCTGAGACACAACGTCGTGCGGCTAAAGACCAAGCAGATCTGCAATTCAAGGTTCAAGCACTGCAGGCCGAGCTTGCTCAGAAAGCCCAAGGTCAGCAGATTCAAGTGGCAATGAATGCCGAGAACAACCTAACGCAAGAGCGGATTAAGACTGCGGAGCTGACGGTTGACGAGGCTAAATTGCGCAAAGAGCAGGCAGAAACCGCAGTCAAACTTAACGAAGTAGCCCAAAGTAACCTTTAGGAGTTAATCATGGCAACAAACGACAAAGATATTCAGCAAGAAAACGTGCGTCAGCATACCCGTATGGCTGCTGGTGCATGGGTAACAGGCAGTGAATTGAAAGAGAAGGGAGCAGCGACACTACCCAAGGCCAATTCTGACCATGGGAATTTCACCAGTAAAGTTGTCATCGAGAAACGCAACGCATGAGATACGTCTCTGATTTCATTGCTGCGATAGAGGGTAAGCAAGCGGAGATATCGGCATCACTCGCCAATGGATCTGCGAGCGACTTTAACTCGTACCAACGACTAGTCGGAGAGTATTCAGGGTTGCAGATGTCGCTTGACATACTCAACAATTTATTAAGGGAAGACGAAGATGACTGTTGAAACGGGAGCGGATTACTCCGCTGATATGCGGGATGCTTTTCCTGCTGTAGACCCCGGCGCCACCCCCCTTGGAGCAAGAATTCTGGTGCAACTGCGCCGTTCAAAGGACAAAACGACTAAATCGGGGATTATTTTGGTTCCAGAAACTCGGGAAACCGAAAAATGGAACAACATGGTAGCCAAGGTTATTGCGATCGGGCCGCTCGCCTTCAGGCAGCGAGACACCATGGCGCCGTGGCCTGAGGGCTCATGGTGCGAAATCGGAGACTATTTGCGTGTCCCGAAGTGGGGCGGTGATCGTTGGGAGGTAAAGATTGCTGGTGAAGATGAGCCAGTGCTGTTTATGATCTTGAACGACCACGAAATAATCGCAAAGATTACTGGTAATCCTCTTACTATGGTGGCATTTATCCCATGAACACAGAAAACACTCCAAAAGCTGAAGAAGTTATGGCTATCGAAGAGGCTGCAGACGGTTCAGCGACTGTCAGTCTTCCCAACGACATACCCTCACCCCAAGTCACTGCGCATGATGACAGTGATGAGGCGGACGAGGCCGCTGCAAGGGCAGAGATTGAGGCTAATGG